TAAGTTGCACCAGTGTCAAGATTCAGACTAGAAGTTGTTCCGCCCGTATAAAATAAATCAGCCATTTTACTGATCTCCTTATATTAGACCTAGCAAGTAGAAAACCTATCTACTCACCAAATACATTATCTAGATTATTATCTGCTTTCTGAATTAGGTCGAATATAGAGTCATTATGGTCACGTTCTCCAGGATTTTCACCTCCAGCTGCGCTGGCTGTTGCTGGCATGGACTGCACATTTTTCATTTGATCTAAGACTTGTTGCTTAGAATTGTTAGCAATCTTAGCGTTTGCCTTATCGCGATTCTTAAGATAATTTATATCATCCCAAGAAAGTTGATGAGTCTGCGCCCACTTGCTAAGCTCTGAGAACTCGTCTTTGTTCATTCCATTTGCATCTACAAACTGTTTAGTTTGGCTCTGCAGATTTCTCTTCTGTGCCGCCTGTTGAGCTTTTTGCCTTTCAGCTGCGATTCTATCACCAGCCTTTTGATCGGCTCTCTGGTCTACTATAGTATTGAATACTTGAGCAGATTTTGAGTTTGGATCTGATATAGCTTCATCCATATCAAACACAAAGTCGTCTCCAAGGTCTAGCGATTGTTTCATGTCAGGCTTCGTTCCTTTATCTAAATAACCACGTACCATATCTACTAATTCAGCATCTTGTTCCATCACGCCTATCAAAGACTCAAAGGGTTTGAGCCTATCAAGCTCAGCCTTGTTCTTTGTATTTTCACGCGATGAATCGCTGTACCGCACTTTGTACGGATTGCTCTCATCTTCCCAATTAGGAGTCTGAGGCACTTCCCTGGAACTGGAGTCCACTTGTGGAGTTACCTGCTCTGAAACTGGCTCTTGTACTGCAGCCTGTTCCGCTGGGGCATCTTGTATTGCACCATTAACCTGCGTTTCTAATGCATCAAAAAAGTCTGCATTGGAGTCCTCAACCATTGTATCCATTACTTCTTCTACAACTTGTTCGGAGTTACCTTCTTTCTTTTTTGTCATTTTTCGTATTTTCCTTTGATTTACGATTATGGTAAGTTATTACCTTCTTTTTTTTCTGCCAAACCGTTTTGAACGAGCTGTTTAAACTCTTTCTCCTGGTTTCTTTGCATGTCCTTCGATCTTTCATTTTGGAGATCCTGGTTTGCCCTTGCGGCAGCAGTGTCTCCTTTTAGTTTTGCACTGGTATCAAGTATCTGTTTGCGCATATCATGCTCAGCCATTCTGGTCTTGTCTTTAATGCCTGCCTGCACAAGCTGTCTAGAGAGGGTCTCAATAGTACCCTTGCCTTCTTTAATTTCTTCCTGGGCCTGTTCAAGGGCTTGACGCATCTGCGCCATTTGGCTCTTACGCTGAGCAATTTTGTCCTTCCCTTTTATATCAGCCTCTGCTAGAACCGCTATATCATCCACGATGCCTAGTTTGAGCATTTCCATAAGTTCCTTTAGATATGCCCATCTATTTACTGGCATGGTTGAGCCAGCAATCAATCTAACATCAAACTTGGCTGTTTCATAGTCATAAAACTTACCGATTGCATCTCCATACTTGTTATACTGAATAATATTAACTTCAACATCTTTAATATTTTCATTATTAGGCTCTACTATTCTAAATACCTTGTTTGACTTATAAGTAGCCTGCGCATAATCCCTAACCACCTCACCTAAATGCTGTAATGATGGCTCAACTGAGTTTTTCATCCAAGTCTTAACTCTACGAGTTCCATACTCATCATTCGCCATAAGGCCTTTGAATGTGTCATGCTGAGCCTTCATATCTCCCTGCATTGAAGAATAAATACCAGCTAAGTATTCCATGTCAGTCTTACCAAGCTCTACAATATTGGCAAATGCTGTAGAAATTGGAGCTGGCTGAACGATACTTGGAGCCTCAAAACCCTGTCTTATTGGTAAGAGTGCGCCAGGAGCAGATGCATAACGCTCCCAATAGTCTTCATCTATACTTCCCTCCTGATAGAGATACCTTAAGGAGGAGCCTAATGAAGCATTGTGTATCATTAGTTGGTGAGCTTTATTTAGCTCTTGTTGCTTCCCTACCAGTGGAGATACTGCAGACATTGGATACGGAGTCCCTGTCCATTTATAGTGTATAGGTACTATCGGGTATTCTAGTCCTGGCAGCACTGCTTCATACATGAAAGTGTCACCGATCACACAAGTTAATTTGATTCTGGACTCATAGAACTTAATAGCATCTATAAGACTGTTTTTAAGCTCTCCCTTCATCAATACTTTAAATTCTTTTTCAGAGACTACATTATTTTCAACACGACTAACCGCTTCCATGGCTTGAGAGATCTTCTGCTCTCTGGTCTGAGTGATCTGCTGTTCCATTTGCTTCTCTAGCTTTTCTATTTCAAGAGTAAATCTCTCCTCTATTATATTGCCAGACTGCAACTGCTGGTTGAGCTGTAATATGGTCTCCTGTGTTTTTACTTGCAATTCCTTCTCAATGGCCTCCATTTCAATATCTACCTGAGCACGTATTTTACTGATCTCTTCAGGAGTTGGCTCTATACGATAGAATACATTCATATATGCAATCTTAATCTTTTCATACATCTCATAGTAGTCAAGCCTACGATCTTCTTCTCCAAAATAATCAAATGTCTCATCAATAATATCTTTATATTGAAAGTCGCCACCCTCTGCCTTCTGACTATAACTATAATTATCTCTTTCTGTTGCGCCAGCATTTTTAATTTTAGTAGCATACTCTGGGAATATCTTTTGAAGGTGTGACTGGGGAATAACTTTATGAACCATTATATAGGCCGCATCACGATAAAATATATCCCTACTCTTTGAATCAATAAAAACATCAAATGGCTCAACCGTATCTACTCTTACCTCTCCAAGGCCTCGGTCAGAGTGCGCATCAACCGATATCTTGAAATAGCCAACACTCTTTGTTGCCGCATCATTAATAACTTGGCTAAACTTGCTTTGCCCGTCACTCTCATACCAGATATAGTCAGCAATATCAGCGTGTACACTGGCAACATCTACATCAGAGCCCTCTGTTCCAATCGCCTGCCAGCGCGGCTGATTTGCAGTAACATAAAAGTTTAACATCTCTACAATAGGAATAATGCGATTAATAGTAAATGTTGGCATTCCTTGTCTCTGAAGGGTATCACTTTCATCTTGAGTAAGTTGATTGTCTAGATAAAAGTCGTGACCTTGCTGATTAATCTTTTCCCAGCGCTGGCGACTTGCACCATTTAGATTAATATAAAGGTCTCTTACTCTATCGGATTTCGTTTTTGCTGTCTGCTTTGCCATTATTTCCCCTTAGATTTGCCCCAACTAAAAAAGTTGAAGCAGCCACTTTATGTTTATCGTCAGATTCATACTGTCACCTATCACGCTTCCACGATACGAGCGTGCTCCATCTTTTTTGTCAGCCACTAAGCTAATACCCAGCTTTTTGGTTTATCAACCTGCCGTCTTACCCAGTCTCCAGACTTACTTTCAGAGCCACTTGGTGGATGAGCATACTTAACTGCATATGCGAGCGCGTCTATAGTGTCATCGTGTGCCATTCTTTTGCCGAAAGTAAGTATCTCATGTTGGAGGTCATAATGGGAGTCTCGTATTCTCACCGCACCAATTGACATTCTTTGAGCTAAAACTCCCTGTATTCTATCAAGCTTGCTCTGCTTGGTTCCAGGTTTTTCTTCTTTGAACCGCAAGCTAAAATCATTCTTTCTTCTCATCTCGCTCCTGAGCGCTTGAAATATTGGCTTAGACATTGAAGTATCTTCAACCGTAAATAGTGATGGGCTATACTTATTATTAAGCTCAAACATATAATCAACTATCCCTTTTTTGTTTTCGCCTGGTATGCCAAGTACGGGCAATGATCTCTTTCTTACATAATCCAGCACGTATATATTAGCATTAACATCACATGCAATTATAATAATAACGCTATAATCACTGTCTCTTCTCTCTGAGTCTGTGGCTGGATCGACACCCGCAAAGATATTGACTGGTATTTTTTCTCCCGCACAGTGCAGATACGGCATCATCTCACTCTCATCAAACTTATAAAAACCGTCCCAATGCTTAACATGTCTCATATTAAAGATAGAATCTTCGGCAGACTGAACCTCCATCATATATTCTTGATAGAACTTGTGAGGCTTTCCAGAGTCTACATAGAACTTTTTCTTCTCAGTCAGCTTGGTAAGCGGAAACCAGCTATGCCAGAGCGCTTGATCTTCTCGTATAGCCTTATACAGCATTACTTTCCAAGAAAAGTCCTTATTTTCGCTTTGAGATTTTTCATAGTTATTAATGAGGTTATTGATGAATGAATCGTAATGAACAGGCGTGCCATTAATGCGAAGCCGACCGTCGTGAGGCTCCAAAGCAGGAGCAACGACAGCTGTGACCATGTTTGCATTTTTTGACCTAGACTCTGAAGTGAGCGTATTATTCTCGTCTTCAAAGTCGTCAAGAACAACAAGGTCATAACGCTTATGGAGCTTAGCACCACCACGTATACCAGAAATGTTGGATTTTGAAATAAGTTTGCATCCATTTTTAAGCTCTATATCTTGTTCTGTCCATTTTCTTCCTTTCATATCACCGAAGTAGTACTTAATCTTTTCGTTAAATTCTAGGTGAGTTTTAACATAATCCATGTTTCCAACCGCCAGCTTCTGGGTTGCTGATACCCACCCGTAAAATAGTGGTTCATCTGCAAAGCAAAAAGATCTCATAATATCAGCCTTTGTTATAACTGTCTTTCCATGACCTCTAGGCATAATAATTGCAAGATTGCGGTACTTATGCAGTTCGCCATCCATCTCGTCTATTGCGTCTACAATCTCATAGTGGAACCATGGTGTTTCGGATCTTGTGAAGTCGTCTGGCAGAAACAGCTTGCCAAAGGCAATTATATCATTCTTGGCTGCCAAAAGCAGTTCTTCTGCCTCTGAGACATTTTGCGTGTTTATATTGGCCATTAAATCACTTCATCGCCAGTTGATTGATACTCTGGTAATGACGGTCTTTCTACTTCTTTTAATTGGGCTGGTTCAAATCCCTGGAATATACCAGCAATTTCAGTAACCTTCTTCTGGCTAACAACCCCAAAGGCTTCCCATAGCATTTTAAGTGCGTTCATCTTATCGCTACCGTTCTTTCCATCTATCACTTGATCTTTAGCTTCTCGTATTAAGAACTTCAGATCTACATCTAGACTTGCAAAAACCTCAGTTAATTCTTCTTTAGTTGGATTCATTAGTGTGTTTATCCTTTCTGTTTTTAATAGCAATGCAGAGCGCCTTTTAGCATAATCTGTACTGTTTGCGTTATATACCTCCATGTAGGCTTTAACCGCGTCTGCTCCCCTAACTACCTTACTAGCGAAGATTACCTCCCTGTCTGTTGGTTTTTTACGCTCTTTAATTGTTTTGGAATCAAGCTTCCCGTTTATTGTGTATCGACTATCTCTTTCAGCGGTATCCATGGCTTGGTTCACCACGTAGGTTCCGACACATGTGCGCAGGATCTCTTTTTTCCCCATTTTCTTTCTTTCCAAGATCTGCACATAAGCATTATCATCCGCTAGAACCCAATCACCTGGGATCCCGTCGCGCCAATTTTTTATCGGATGTATATTATCTGGGAGTTCAGACTCCAGGTCATATATGTAGTGATCTTTACCCTTAACCTTGTAGGATCTCATCTTAGTCCTTTAACGGGCTTTCTGATCTTTCGTCTTCGTTTATGCGAGCGCTTTCTCTCCAGCTTAATCTCTGGCTCATAATGAACTGCTGGCTCTACACTCAGTAGGGTTGATAGTATAATTGCTTCAATCAATGTGATACCCCCTTTTTTTATTTTAAACTTCGCGGTATACCCGTATACCTATTACTT